TCCCAGATGCTAAGGAACTTAATACACCACCTGATTTCATCAAGAGAGAAACTGAGTGGGTTAGAACTGTAATGTCTGGAACAAAGCATGTACCATTCTCAAGAATTAAGACAACGCATGCTGACATCACTGCTGATGAAGCTAGGGCGAAGGGTTATATTAAGGGTAACCAGAAGACAGAGGAAATCTTCACTCTCTTAAAGAGACAGACATCTCCTCAGACAATCTATAAGAAGCAGAAGCTTGATAGGGATGACATCATTGATATTACAGATTTTGATGTAGTACTCTGGATGCGTGGAGAAATGAGAATCATGCTTGACGAGGAAATCGCTAGAGCAATTCTTATTGGTGACGGTAGAAATCCATCATCTCCAGACAAGATTAAGCCAGACTGCATTAGACCAATTGCTCTTGATACAGAAGGCGCAGAAGTATTACCAACTGGTAAGGGCGCAGGTCTGTACGCTATGAATGTAGATACAGTATATCCAGCTAACAGTACTAGAGATCAGAGATGCGATTTAATGCTTGAGTCTGTTCTTCTTTCTAGAAAGGACTACAGAGGTTCTGGTGATCTCACAATGTTTACAACTGACGACGTGCTTACATCTTTCTTACTTCAGAAGGATGGTATTGGTCATAGACTCTACAAGGACGAGGCTGCTGTTGCTCAGGCATTCAGAGTTAAGAGAATTGTAACAGTTCCTGTAATGGAGAATTTCACAATTACAGATTCTGATAAAGTAGTACACACTCTTGATGCTATTATCGTAGACCTTCACGATTATGCAGTTGGTGCTGATAAGGGCGGAGAAGTTAATTCATTCTCAGACTTCGATATCGATGTCAACCAGGAAAAGTATCTTATCGAGACAAGATGCTCTGGTGCTCTTATTAAGCCTAAGTCAGCTTTCGTTGTAAGACATACAGTTGCTGGTACCGCTGCTGAGACTGGCATGGTAGTATCAGCTGGCTGATAAAGAAAGGTAAAAATTCAAAATGGCAAAGATTCGTATAAGAATAGGCTTTGCCCTGCAGGTCAAAAATCCAGATTATCCTTCTGTATTTGAGGAACAATTAGTAGAAAGGCCATATTACGCTGAGTTAATGAGGGATTTCAGCGTAAATTGGCAACCTGCGGATAAGGCAATAGACGACATAAATCTCAAACATGAGATCAGCATACTTGCGGACAGCTTTGCCAATAAAAATGGTGCATACATGCGGTATGCTGTTATTAAGGGTACTAAATGGAAAATCGAATCTATTGAGTTTCCATACCCTAGAATTATATTATCGATAGGAGGTGTGTATAATAGTGAGGAATAGAGCAGACCTAGACGCTTTATTGCGTGATATTTTAACTGGTAAGATTTCTAACTTTTACTTTGCACCTCCATCGAATATTAAAATTAGTTATCCTTGTGTAATATATTATAAAGAAGGGGCAGATCATATACAGGCAGATGATCGTAAGTATATTAGCACAATGAGATACAATCTATCTATCATAAGTAAAAGCTCTGATTTTAATACAAGTTGTACAGAATTGCTATTGGAAAAATTACCTATGTGCAGACTTAGTAATTGCTATGTTTCTGACAACTTATATCATGATGCTTTAACTGTATATTTTTAATTTAAGGAGGGCCTAATTATGGCAAAATTAACTTGGGACAACGTAGGCGAGCATCTTTACCATACTGGTAATAAGCAGGGAGTGCTCTTTGTATCCGATCCAACTGTTGTAGGTTCAGGCAATAGACTTGCTGGTTACGCTAATGGTGTAGCTTGGAACGGTCTTTCAACAGTAAATGAGACTCCATCAGGTGCTGATGAAAATGCTATCTACGCTGACGACATGAAGTATCTCGCTCTTAGAGGTGCAGAAGACTTTGGTGGCACAATTGAGTGCTACACATACCCTGATGAATTCGCAGCTTGCAATGGTGAAGTATCACCTATTCCTGGCATGAGATTCGGTCAGCAGGGTCGTAAGGCATTTGGCTTTGCATTCATTTCAACAATCGGTAACGATACAGAAGGTAATGAGCATGGCAAGCAGATTCACATCATTTACAATGCAACATGTAATCCTTCTGAAAGAGGTTATCAGTCAATCAATGACTCACCAGAAGCTATTGCATTCTCATTCGAGTTTACCACAACTCCTATCGCTATAGCAATCAATGGCGTAACTTACAAGAATGCATCCAACATCATTATCGATTCTACAAAGTGCACACCAGCACAGTTCAATGCCGTACTTAATGCTATTCAGGGAACCGACCCAACAACTGAAGGAGGCGTTGGAACAGATTCATACCTTCCTTCACCAGCTGGTATCTACGCAATTATGACTGCAGCAGCTTGATCAATTATTTAATCCATGTAAAATGTAATTCAAGGAGATCTAGAATATTCTAGGTCTCCTTATTATTTTAAAATTCAAAATGGTAGAAAAAAGGAGATTAATACTATGTATACAATGACTCGTGAATATGAAGATTTCTTCGGTAACGTAAGAAAGGAAGATTTTAGATTTAATTTAACTAAGGCAGAACTCCTCAACCTCGAGACCTCAGAGAATGGTGGTATCCAGGGAATTCTCCTTAAGATTATTCAGACACAGGACGTAGCAAAGCTCATGGAATTTATGAGAAAGTTTATTGATATGTCTTATGGAGAAGTTTCAAATGATGGTAGAAAATTCATCAAGTCACCTGAGATTCTTGAGAACTTTAAGTCAACTCAGGCATACTCTGATATTTATACAGATTTAGCTACGAACTCAGAGGAAGCTACAAAGTTTATTACAGGTATTCTTCCAAAGGATCTTTCTAAGGATATTAATGTAAATGAACTTCCTAAGGAAATTAAGGATAAGCTTCCTTCTACATATAATAAGCAGCAGTAATAAAGGAGGGTCAATGTTAGAAATAATTGTACCTGCTAATAAATTGTGGAATGCTGAAAAAGAAGAATTCGTCAATGTAAAAGCAGCTAAATTACAGTTGGAACATTCATTGATATCTTTAAGTAAATGGGAAGCGAAATACGAAAGACCATTTCTTAAGGTATATGAAAAAGATAATAATGGTCCAAACACAATAGAAGAGTTAAGGGATTATATAAAATTCATGACCTTAACAAATAATGTTGACCCTAATGTTTACTTATGCTTAACAAATGAAAATTTAAAAGATATTCAAGACTATATAGGTAAAAAGATGACTGCGACAACATTCACTGATAATAGTCCTAACAAAACTAAAAATGGTGATATAATGACGTCGGAAGTCATCTATTACTATATGGCCGCGGCCCAGATACCTTTCTCTTGTGAGAAGTGGCATTTAAATAGGTTATTAACTTTATTGCATGTAGCATCTATAAAAAGTAATCCAGATTCTAAAAAGATGCCTAAGCGAGATGTTAGTGCTTATTATGCTAAACTCAATCGTGAGAGAAGAGCCAAGTTTCATTCGAAAGGATAAGTATGATTAAATTAGGTCACGCAGTTTATGATGAAAATGGTAAATCAGCTGGCGGTAAAAAGGGCGATCAGACTGGTAAGGAAATAGCAGTATGGGATTACTATATCTCAGGTGGTAAGAAATGGGATTATGTAATTCGTATACGAGATGAAAACAAAAGAGACTTATTTGCTAGAAAAATTCTTGCAGCTTGTAAGAATGACAAAATCGGTTACGACCAATGGGTTAGAACAAGTCTATATAACGAAGCTAAGAAGAATAGTTACAATATTGGAAAGATTAGTAATTATTGCTCATGCGATTGTTCCAGTCTTGTTGCTTGCTGTGCTATTGGAGTAGGCATTAACGTCCCTTATAATGCTTACACAGGAAATTTAAAAGAGGCTTTTGATAAAACAAACATGGTCGATATATTTGTTGATACCGATCATTTAACAAAGCCAGATCATTTAATGAAGGGAGACATCTTACTCCGAGTAGGTCACCACGTTGCCACCGTAGTAAGTGTTTAAAAATTCAAAATGGAAGGAGATTCCTCATGATTACTTTTAGATCTAAAGGCAATTGGGATTCAACAATTAAGTATCTTAAGTCCATCTCTGATAGTAAAGTAAGAGAAACTTTAAATTATTATGGGCAGAAAGGTGTTGATATTCTTCGTGAGGCTACTCCAAAGGACACGGGTAAAACAGCTGCCTCCTGGTCTTATTATATTACGAAGACTTCCAAGGGTTGGACACTTAATTGGAATAATTCCAATGTTGTTAATAAAACGCCTGTAGTAATTGTATTGATATACGGGCATGGAACGAGAAATGGTGGTTATGTTCCGCCTAATGATTTTGTAACTCCAGCAATGAAGCCTCTATTTGAGGAAATTGCAAATGAAGCGTGGAGGAGGATTTATACATGAATGATACACGTGTCGTTTCGATGCAATTTGATAATGCTCAGTTTGAAAAGGGGATCCAGAAATCTTTGGATTCCCTGGACAAGCTTGACTTTAAATTAAATACAACAAAAATTACTGATAATTTTAAAGATAGTTTAAAAGATATTGGTAATAATATTAACAAATTTGTATCGAGCATTAAAGCGGATAAAATAGCTAGAGAAGTTAATACTGCTGTAGACAAAGTAGAAGCAAATTTTAATCTAAAGACAATGCTTATGATGTCTGCTGTTCAGAGTTTAACTAATCAGATTTTAAATAAATTAATACCAGCATTCAAAAGAATGACATTTGGCAATATTACTGCTGGTATGACAAAGTATGAGCAAAAGACAAATTCAGTTAAAACTATTATGTCTGCTACTGGTAAGACTGTAGAAGAAGTTAATAAACAGTTAGATAAACTTAATCAGTATACAGATGAAACCTCATACAATTTTACTGACATGGTAGATAACATCGGTAAGTTTACATCAGTTGGTGTAGAACTTGAAGATGCTGTATCTGCTATGGAAGGTATTGCATCTTGGGCTGCTTCGGCTGGTCAGAACGCAGGAGCTGCATCTAGAGCAATGTATAACTTATCTCAGGCAATGGCAGCAGGTTCGGTTAAGTTAATTGATTGGAAATCTGTTGAAAATGCCAACATGGGTACTAAAGCTTTCAAGGAACAAGTTATACAAACAGCATTAGAATTAGGAACACTTAAGAAAGCAGCAGATGGAACATTCAGAACTATAGCTAAAGGTACAGAAGTTACAGCTGCATCGTTCAACTCAACACTTTCCGAAGGTTGGTTTAGTTCTGATGTACTCATGAAAACATTAACAACTTACAACGAATTCTTCAGTAAGATACAGGAAGCATCAGAAGCTGAAGGTAGAACAATTACAGATTTACTTGGTGTTCTCGAAGCATCTGAGGATGGTAAGTATTCTAATGAAGCTATACAGCTTGCTAATAAATACGGTATTACATTAGGTACTGTAGGTGAAGAAGCATTTAGAGCAGCTCAGCAGGCTAAGTCATTTACCGATGCCATTGCTGCTACAAGTGATGCCGTATCTACTGGCTGGATGAAATCATTTGAGTTGATTATAGGTAATACAGAAGAAGCCATCGATTTATGGACAGAAGTCACTGAGATATTATGGGAAGTTTTTGCTGGTACCACAGAGGCTCGTAATGCTGCTCTACAGTTCTGGCACGATAATGGTGGACGTGATGCGCTAATAAATACATTACGTAATGCTTGGGAAAGTTTATGGCAGACAATAAGCGCTGTTAAGTTGGCATTCCTCAAGGTATTCCCACCAAAAGCTAAGGAAGATATTTTAAACTTTATTTCACTAACTGAGAATTTAGCAGAAAAGTTAAAGCCTAACCAGGATACATTAATGAAAATAGCTGAAATTTCTTTTCAGATATTTTCTGCCTTAAAACCTGTGGTAAAGCTTGTTGCTAATCTCGTTAGAGCCCTACGTCCATTAGGTAAAGTACTCAATACAATCAAGACATATTTGCTTGATATAATGTTATATTTATCTACATTATTAAATAAGTATGTT